AGCACAAATCCTTCGACGGCTTCCCCGGCCTGACCGCCGAGGCCGCCGCCAAGCTCACCGCCGACTTTGCCGACACCTGCCAGCGCTGCCCGTGGATTGATAAGCCTTGCCCCGACTACGAATTGACCAGCCTGCGCGGCAAGATCAAGCGCACACAAGCCCGCCTTGACGAGCTGGACAAGCGCACGGAGCAGGCCCAGCAGCCCGCCGACAACACAAAGTTCCCCGGCGGTGAGATCGTCCGCAACACCGAGGCCGACCGTCTCCAGATCATCTTTGACGAAAAGCCCGACGACGAGCAGCGCGAGGCGCTGAAACAAAACGGCTTCCGCTGGTCTCCCCGGTATGGCGCATGGCAACGCCAGTTGACCCGCAACGCTGAGATCGCCGCCCGCTGCGCCCTCGGCCTGACTGAATAACAAAACCGCCCAGCAAGTTACCAGCAAGTTACCAGCAAGTTAAGCACACGCCCCGGAGGTCACGAGGGCAGAAAGGACACAACATGAACAGCTATCCCAGCATCATGTATTTCTTCCATGACGGCAGCACTTTCCTCGTCCCGCACTATACAAATGCCTCCGGCCTCGCCGCTATGCTGGACGAAGTGCGCCGGGCCGCCTATCAGGATATGACAAAAAGCGGCGCAGATCACGCCGTCTACGCCGTGAAGCATTACGACCCCAAAACCGGCGATGTCGTAAAGGCTGACATTTATGCCCCCGCCGTTCTTCTGAGCGAAGCCGAGTTTACCAAGCGCACCGACGCACAGATGCAGGAAAGTCCCGGTTGCTATATTCTCGCGCTCCACGCCAGAAAATAACCACAAGCTGACCTATCGGCACGACGGGGAGAAAGGGGCCTTATGAAAGCCAAACTGAACGATGCGCAGGCCCGCGCATATATCGCGGGCGACCAGAGCGTACCCGCGCAGGAGATCGAGCGCAAGCACATTCTTCATCTGACAGCCTGTTTGCATGAAGCAGCGGGCCGCCCCGGCATGAACCTTGCTGGCCTGTGTAAAACCGCCGAGCGCTATGTCCAAAACCATCAGCGCACAGAAAACCGGCAGGAGTTAGCCTTTCTGATCGCGGCCCGTGATGCCATCAAAGCCCGCGCCTCCGCCAAAATTGCCCCGTAGACTTTTACACGCCTGCGTGTTATAATGCGACAAAACAAAACCGAACAGGGAGGCAGACCATGAACGAAGTCCCCGAAGTGTTCCCCGCGTACCGCCTTGTGGCCGAATTTGCCGACGGCCAGCGCCTCACCTTTGACGGCCTCACCGAGCAGCAAGCACAAGACCGCATGGAGGCGGCGCAGGCACAACACGGCGATATATGCTGGTATGACGGCGTGACCGATCAGCACTACGAAAACGGAAAATATTATAAGCTCGCCCCGCAGCCGCCGGAGATCATCGTGATCGACCTGACAGACTGCCCGGACGAGCCGGAAAAGGAGGATTGACCATGCCCATACCCGAAAGCAAGCGCCGCAACAACGACATTTACAACGCCAAATGCGACCGCATCAGCGCCCGCCCCATTAAGCCCATCGGCAACGCTATCCGCGCCGCTGCCAAGGCCGCCGGGCAGAGCGTACAGGCGTATGTGCTGCAAGCCTGCGAAGAACGCATGAAGCGCGAGGGACGCCCGCTGGAGCTTGACAGTCCCGCCGACGAATAACACAAATCCGACTTGCTATCGTGCAGAACAAAGCCCCGGCAGACCGTACCAAAACGGCCCGCCGGGGCATTTTTATCTTCTCTTGCTGCTGTACAGGTATCTGCACCGCCGCCGGAGCGCTTTTCGCCTCGCTCTCCGCACAAAAAGCCGCCTTATGCCCTCCACCAGCTTATCCACAAAATCCACGGTCTTTTCCTCCCATTCGCAAATTGTTTTTCCAGCGCCGCCCCGACGATCACGGAAACCCTTTCGCGCCACGCGCGAAGTCTCGAAAAACTTGTTCCTATAAGGCTGGTTTTCCTGTTCCGCCGCCGCTGTGTTCCGGTGCAAGATCAGTCGGCAAAGCAGCCCTTGCTCAGCCCCGCCGGACGGCCCAAAATTTTTTGCCGCTTATTATGTACGCGCGCGCGACGCGCGACGGGCCAGCGCCTCCGCTTCCGGCAGCTCCTCCAGTACCTCGCCCAGCCGCTCCATGGCCCTTGTGTGCCAGTCGCGGGCCGTACTGTCCGCCGTCCCAAGTCTCGCACTGATCTTCGCCCAACTGTACCCACGCACATAGCGCATCACAATGACCTCTTTGTACTTACCGTTCAGCGCGTCCAGACAGGCGCGAATACAGGCTTCATCCCCGGACAAAACCCGCTCCGTCTCCGCGATCTCCGCCAGCCGCTCGCTCACGCCGTTTTCCAGCGCCCGCAGCCCGCTTTCCTCCGTCGGCTTTCCCGGCGACGAACCGCGCGGCATCCCGTCACACGCCAGCCCCCGCAGTCCGTAATAATTGCCCTCCAATTCCGCCCGCTCCTGCCGCAGCAGGCGCAGCATCCCCGGAATTGCCTTGTAGTACAGGGCTATGTGCTTCACGCTACCATACCGCATCCGTCGCCTCCTGTTCTTGGCTCCGCGCCAAATCTTCTTGCCTGTGGTGTCAATCCAGCGTTTTCCCGAAGATCGGCTCTTTCGCGTCGCTCTCGTCCACATCCACCGGCTCGCCGAGAATGTCCGTCATGCGCCGGGCCAGCATATTGTAGCCGAACCAGTCCCCGCCCTCGGCCCACTCGTTGAACTGCCGGAATACGTCCTCCGTGGCGCGGACGGTCTCATTCAGCCGCTCCACGCCAAAGCCGAGGGCCTGACGCGCCCCCAGCGCATAGCATTTCACTACGATCTCCGCCGCTTCCCGCCGTTCGCCCAGCAAGGCCCAATCCCGGTTGCTTTTCGGTGCTTTTGACGCTGGCAGCACAAAATGCTCTGTCAGCAGGCCCTCCAGCTCCTCGTTCAGCTTCTTTTTCGCCCGCTCCATGCCCACGCCGCGCTTGTTGACGGCAAACCGCTCCAACGCGCCGTTTGCGGAGTTGATCACGCGGTCAAGCCGGTCTTTCCCGATGCCGTAGCGGTCATGCAGCGCAACCATGAAGCACAAAGAGATCACATGGCCCGCCGCCTCCCGGTTTTTCTCCACCCGCTCGCTCTCCGGCGTTTTCCCACGCAGATAGCGCGTCTGCGCCTGACGGGCCGCGTTGGTGCCAAAATGCGCCGGGATATGCTTATTTCTCCTCATGCTCCGCCTCCAGTTTCCCGCAGAACCGCCCGCACATGGGGCAGAACTCCGCGCACAGCACATTCAGCCCGCCGCCCCGCGCCGTGCTGTCCATCACAAGGCGGGGCCTGCCATCCTCGCCGTATTCCAGCCAGAACGCCGTGCCGTCCACGGTCTCCAGCTTTTGGTGCCGCTGGCACAGGCCGCACACGGGCATTTCCTCCCGTTTCTGTTCCCTGTCCTCGAACCACGCCAGCTTTGCAAGGGCCACCTCGTAGCCCCTGCTGGAATACACGCGCCCGTCTTTGTCGTAGTGCGTCAGCCGTTTTTCCCACATGATGATACCTCCTCCGCCAGCTCCCGCCAGCGTTTGATTTCTTCCTTGTCCTCCGCCGCGATGATCTCCGTAAATTTCCAGCCCGCCGGACGGGCGATCAGCTCCAGAAACACCCGCCGCCGGACTGGATAATCCCGCTGCATCCGCCGGACAAACTTGCTCTTGATCTCCACGATCTCCACGGTGCCGTCGGCATAGGTCAGCCGGAAATCCGCCGTGTACTGAACGCTCCGCAGCTTCACGCCGTTGTATTCCCCCGCCGGGAACAGCAGAAAGCATGGATGTGCCTCCCACTTCACGATTTCCCCGCGCCCTACCTTTGGCGCGACGGTGCCGACGTAGTATTCATACTCGCCCCGGCTGTCAAATTTCAGCCCGGACATGGCAGCGGCACGGGCCGCCGCCGTTACGGTGTCGCCCCGCTTTTTCCCGCGCCCGGCAAGCTGTGCCTCTGCCTGCGCCCGGTAACGCGGCGGCAGATCGGATAGCTCCAGCCGGTACGCCATTCACAGTCCCTCTTCGTGCTTTTCTCTCTGCATCGCTATCATGTCCGCGTAATGCAGCTCCAGCACAAGCGGCGTTCTTTCCATGGCGGCATTCAGCGCCCGGCTCCCTCCACGGAAAGCATCGTCATACGCGCCCATGTGCCAGCGGATGGCAAGGGCCTCGTCGTCTGTCAGCTCCATGTGCTTCATCACGAGATAGACAGACTTCTCCCCGTGTCCCATGGGCATCTGATCTTTCACGGTGTAGTCGGGATATTCCCCGGCATAGTAGTTCGCCTTGCACACGTCATGCAGCAGCGCCACGATGGCCTGCGTCTGCGGCGAATACAGACCGCGCAGATTGAAATTCCCCAGTAGGGCATAATACACATTCAGGCTGTGCTTCACCAGCCCGCCGGGATATGCCCCGTGAAACCGTGTGCTGGCCGGAGCCGTGAAGAAGTCTGTGCTTTTCAGCCACTCCAGCAGCTTGTCCGCACCCGGTCTCGTCACCTGTGACAGAAAAATTTGCTCGAAACGTTCGGCATTGTTCATTCTCATTTCCTCCTTGGTCGATATATATTTCATCGCCCGTGCCAGCACTCGGCGCGGCGCAAGATCACAACGGTATGCCGCTGTCCGGCGTTACTCACCTTGGTTTCCACGCGGTTGAGCGTGTAGCCAGGGTATTTCTGTTCCCAGAACGCAGCGTCGTCTATGTACACGGTGCTGGCCTCCTCCAGCTTTTTGCGGCTCCACTTGGTATCGTTGGGCGGCGGTGTCTTTGGCTTTTCCAGTCCACGGCTCTGCCGCCAGCTTCGGGCGCACCGCTTGTTCTTGTTGATATATTTTACAAGGCCCTCCACGCTTCCGTGGTCAACGGTGAGATATTCCCCTCGTGTCAGGCCAATGCTGTTTCCGTTCTTATCGCTCCACAGCTCCTCCAGCACGTCACGGGTCAATCCCTCTGTGTGCTGGATGATCGCGTGGTGATGATGGCGGCCACAGATCGTCCCGTCTGCCATCACCGTTGTGTACTCCGTGGCAGCTACCCACTTCGGGCGCTCCACGCCGTTCTTATCGCACCAGCGATACACCCGCTTAATGTAATTCGTCCAGTCCATATCCGCCCGCTTGGTGTCTCCCGGCGCTGGCAGATGATCGTCGTCATAGGTTCCCGTCCACGAGAAGTCGCCCTTTCCGAAGTTGGCGTTTACAAGCTGCACATGGTATCTCTTGGAGCGGTTGTCGTTGTAGGTCTGCTGGGCGAGGGTGCAGGCTTCTTTCTTCTTTGCTCTCCGGCTCGCTTTGTGCTGCTTTGGTGTCACGGGGTACAGATCGACCTCCATGTACCCCGCCGTGGCGTAGTCTTTGCCGCAGATATGCTTTTGTTCCCGATAATACAGGCTCATGCGGCCACGCCTCCATCGTTCATGTGTATACCGCCGTCACCGGCTTGCATACGGGCCATTTCAACAGTCGTATGCCGTCAGGCACACCCCTGTTTCATGGCTTGTCTCTTAACTTACTGCTGGTATACCAGCCCATTGCGGCCCCTCGGCCGCAACGAAAATTCTCTCCGGCACCGCCGGAAACAGGTCTCGCTTCAACCGGCAAGGCCGCGCCGCTCTCACGGCGCGACCGCCTCCGGTCGTCAGATTGTCGTTTTCTCCCTGCGCCGCCGCATCCGGTAGCACAGCTTCCCGCACCTGCGGCAGCAGATGTAATTCGTGTGATACTTCCCGCCGTGCCGGTCGCTCCGGCGGCGTGTGACCTCTATGTATTCCGTCTTGCACGGGCTGTGCAGCCCCAAGCGGCAAAGCAGCGGCTTCATCGCCTGTCACCTCTGATTTTCCGCTCGAACTGCTCAATTTCTCTCACGATCAGCCAGCAGAGCCACGCCAGCACAACGCCGTCAACCCTGCTATCATGCACGATGCCCTCAAAGACGCATTCTGCGCCAATCCAGCACAGGCCGAGCATCACATACAGGAACAGAAACAGCAGCCCCTTTGCCGCCGCGTTCAGAATACGCTCTGTTGTTCTCCCGCTCATTCCGTCTCCTCGCTTTCCAGATGCAGCAGTTGTTGGAGCTGCTTCCAAATTCGTAGCGTCCGCTTATCCGTCTTATTGATACATACCTCGATCAACCGCAGGCGATACAAGATGTCCTCCCTGTCCTGTCGTTTCCCGATCTCGACCTGTCGTGCGAGCTTCGTATAAGCGGCTTTTCGCGCCTCCTCTGTTCTGTACCACACGCCCAGCTCTTTCCCGCTGGACAGGCCCAAGAACAGCCCATATTGCGCATCCCCGCCACCTCTCCTCGTTTCGATATACGCAACCTGATCGGGTGGCACAAGATAGTAGCCCTCGAAGTCGATCATTCCGCACCCTCCATCAGAAACACCATCTTTTTCCCGACGTACTCGCACCAGTGCTTTTCAAGCTGTGCGCCGGGGTTGTCCTCCCAATCCGGCAGGAACACCGCCGTGTCGGCGCTCTCCAGCATGGCAAAGCAGATGCGCATATAGTCCGCCTTTTTCAGTCCCTCCGGCGTAACCGCCGGGGAAATCACCGTTACACCGGCCCGCTCCTCCAGCTTCTTTGCCGCCGCCGCGAATTTCTCCCTGTAGTTCGGGTCTCCCGTGATCTTTCCGGCCAGATACACTTTCATTCCTGCCCACCTCCCAACTTCGCCATCTGCTTCCGCTTCCAGTTTTCTGTGTACTGCTCCATGCTCCCATCAAAGCCCGTGCAGAGAAGCACATCATGCACCGCTTTTCCCTCGTGGGCGCAGTCGGAGCAGTTCAGTCCGTTGTTGCACGGCGTTTCGCAGAACTGACACATACAGTTGTCATTGTTGAACGGACACGGATTGACCGCTTCCACAATGATCTCCCGCCCGCAGCCGGGGCAGAACTGCCAGCCGTTTTCCGTCGGCCCGTCCGCCTCGAAATTCTCGATGTACCCACACGCCCGGCACCGCCAAGCGTCATGCTCCCGGTCTGCGCACTCATATACCGTCTTTTCCTCGCTCATTTCGTTTCGCCCTCTTTCTCAAAGAAAAATACAAACAGCACCTCAAACACTTACATATCGGTTTCGGCAGTTCACATTGTTGCAGAAACGCTCGCGCCCGATCTCCCGCAGGCGATGCCCGCAATACTGGCAATAGTCGCCCCGCTGTCGCCGTGGTTCTTCCTCTGCGTGTGTCCCGCAGTATCTCATGCGGTTCATCAGACACAACACGGAGCCGGGCTGCACCACCGCCGCGCAAACACTTTTCGCTTTACAGTTATAACACTCCATCACTCCACCTCCGCTATTCTTCCTGCGGCCATTGCTACATACGAGGGATTGATCTCACATCCCACAAAACCGCGCCCCATGCGTTTGGCCACCACGCCTGTTGTGCCGCTGCCCGCAAATGGGTCAAGTACAACGCCGCCCTCTGGGCAGCCTGCTATAATGCACGGCTCGATCAGCTTTTCCGGGAACACGGCGAAGTGTGCGCCGCGAAATCCGTTTGTGCTTACGCTCCAGACGCTCCGCTTGTTCCTACGCCCCGTCTTGTTTTCACTGTTCCCGTGGCTCTCACGTTCTACCTGTGCGCTGTTGTCGTGAGATCGGCCTCCGGTATAGGCTCCGCCACCACGGAATGTTCTGGCGTTTCCTTTTGCCGATGTGACTGGTTCGCTGATCGCCGCCGCGTCGAAATAATAGCGCTCTGACTTTGACAGTAGGAAGATGTACTCATGTGACTTCGTGCATCGGTCGCTCACGCTCTCCGGCATACAGTTCGGCTTCTGCCAAATAATGTCTTGCCGCAAATACCAACCGTCTGCACGGAGGGCAAAGGCCAACTGCCAAGGTATGCCGATCAGGTCTTTTTTCTTGTATCCCTGCGGTACGCGCTTTGCGGTGTGTCCGCAGGAATTGCGGGTGTTCGTCGGCGGCTGGTTCCCTGATTTGGTAGCATAGCTATCGCCCACGTTCACCCACAGAGTTCCGTCTGGCCGCAGCACCCGTCGAACCTCACGAAAAACTGTGACCAGCGCCTGCAGGTATTCCTCCACGCTGGCCTCGTTCCCAATCTGCCCCTCCACTCCGTAATCTCTCAAATTATAGTAGGGCGGGGAGGTCACGCAGGTATGTACGCTTTCTGGCGGCAGCGTCCGCAGCAGCTCCAGCGCGTCGCCTTGCAGAATAATGTAGTTCATCACTCCACACCCTCTGCTCTCCTCGGCCTCCATTCCTCGTCCCGCACCTGAAACGCGTCCCCAAGCTGCACGGTTTCCGGGAAATTGTGCTGGGTGGTCTGTACGGCGTATTTGTCGATCTCGGTTGCATAGTAGGCAGTAACATTCACGCCCAGCTTGTCCAATGCGATACGCCCGCAGCTCATGCCGTCGTACATGGAAAGCACTTCCACCGGCTCCTCTGTCAGCCCAGTAAAACGGCTCATAATATGGGCGATCACATCCACCGTCCAGCCGTTGCCCAGCATTTTATACGCCTGCGTGTCGCTGACTGGAAAGGCGTATGTGTCCGGCACGGTCTGGAGACGTTTGCACTCCGTCACGGTCAGCTTGCGGATGATGTAAAAGCCGTCTGCCAGCTTGATGGGGTACTCCTTGCCCTTGATAGTGATACGCCCGCCGCGTACCTCATAGACAGGAATTTGCTTTCCATCTGCCGTCTCAAAAATCAGTACAGCACAACTGCTTGTTACCATGCTGCCGGTCGATAAGGTCGGCGCTTTCCCAGTGATCTCCGCGCGGTTATATGGATTAAACATTTCCGGGACATAGCCTTTCCGATCAACAAGGCTGTCGATCGCTTTCAGAATAACCTTGTTGTTTTCCGCAGAAATTGGCACGGCGTAAAGCCCGGTTTTCGCGCCCACACCTCCGCCGTTCCCACACAGGGTCACGCTTTTGCCGTCCGGCGAATAGACTGCGATGACCAGCAGCATGCTCGGCGACTTCTCCTTGACGATCACGCTCTGGCGGCGCACCTCTTCCGGCAGCTGCGCGGAGGCCCAGTTGACCCGGTTCTGCGTGTTGACCGTATTCGAATCCCCGTCGGTGCCGA